ACAGTATAATCATTAAAAGCTCTGTTTGGATCAACATAAATTGTTACCCCAGCAATTGCACCGATTGGATATAAAGATCCACCAGCTTGGTTAACTGTATTAGATAACGGATATGCAATAAATCCAGCTACAGATTGAAGAGCAGTTGCCATTTCTCCACCTGTTACTGCAAACGTTGCAGGTCCTCTACGTCCTCTTGTTGCAATCAAATTAGATGCAGCAAGAATCTTAGTATAAATTCTACGTTGTAATGATCCTTGTGTTTCACCACCAGCACCTACGACTACAGCAGCACCTACAGCAACAGTTTGTATTGCGTTAGTTGTGTTGTTAGGTCCTAAATTGATATTATTCGCAGCGGCAGCAACAGTGTTGTATGCAGCAGATAAAATAGTACCAGTTACGGCTTGAGCATTAACAGCATTAGTTACTCCATTTCTGAAGATTCTGTCTAAGATGTATTTGTTGATAGATTGAGTTAACTCATTTACCAATACAGCTTCAACTTGAGCAACAGCATCAATTCCGAATTGCTTCAGATCTTGAACTTGTTCTCTAGTCACAGCAGCAGCAACTTGGAAAGTTTCAGCAGCTACAGACTTGTTGAATAGGCTTAATCCCATTACATTATCTACAGTTGATTCACCTACACCTCTTGAGTAAGGTTCGTTACCACTTAATGGTCCACCTTGGAATCCAGCAGCATTAACAGCAGCACTAGGATCATTCGTTGGTTGGAAAGCGTTACCAGAGAAACCAGTAATATGGTCTTCTAGAGCTTTAACTAAACCTAATCCAGATGGAGTTGCAAAAGCACCTACTTCGTTATTACCAGCACCAACTCCAGGAACTAAAACATCGTTCAATGGAAGTTGCATGTTAGCGTTAGCATAAAATGGTACAGCATCAGCAATTGCTTGATAAATTGTTGCAGCAGCAGTTTCAGAACCTTGTGAAAAAGTAAATCCTGCATTTACACCACCTACAATACCAGAAGTGTTACCTCTTACTCTAAATATAGATAAACCGTCAATTCTAGAAGTACCAACGTAAGTTAATTCGTAAGATCCACCAGAATTGTTAGCAGCTACAGCGTTAGCAGCAGTGTCTACATATATAATATCATTAACAGCAAACGTTCCTGCAGTCAATTCTGCATTACATTTTACCATTAATGGAGCAGCTGTAGTATCTAAAGCGCCATTTAATGGAGCTCCTGATCCTCTACCACCACCATATACAAAGTCAAGGTAAGTTAAAACTCCCATTGGGCCTTGCATTGGTACTACAGGTACTAAGTCTAAACCGATAGTCTGAGCTGCTACTTGCATTGCAAGTGGTAACAAAGAAAATGGTCTGTCACCAGATCCAGTAGTTTGTCCTGGGAAGCTATTCATTGAACCAGGACTTCCTGGTAATGTTGCGTTCCCCATACTTTGAACATTCATGTTCGGGTTAAGGTGTACAGTATTGTAAACACTTTCATTAAGGTTATGGTAATGACAATACTTAGACATCCAAGTTAACTTAGATTTTTCAGTAATACCAGTACTTTCCTCGATGATAGGTGCCCATGTCTTTTGAACCTCAGCCTCATTGATTAATTGATTTGCGTACATATTAAAAATTTATTTTCGCATTTTGTGAAACATATATGTTTCTTTTTTAATCGCCTGAGCTCTTTTCTTCTTAGCTATTCGATTAATATTGTTTAGATTAAGTTATCTACCTAATCTGAATTTCATTTGTTTTATTAAATCTGCTTGGAAACTTTCATTTACTAATGGCTCAGATTTTACTCGTGCAGCTTCAGCAGCAGTTTTACTTTCATTGATCGATTCTGAATTCATTTGAGTACTTCTCAGATCTCTTGTTTGCCAGAAATTAGCAATAGCATAAGAATTATTTAAAGAATGAAATTTAGATTCAGAAATAATTTGTTGTTGCCTGTTCTCAGAAAGGTTATCCCATTTAGAACGGAATTTCTCTGGCATATCTCCAACAAAGTCAATTGCCTTTCTTTCAGTAATAAAACATGATTCCCAAACATTCTCTGCTTGTACATTTGACATAATTGAATTTGAATTCATTGACTCAACTATTAGAACTTTTTTGCTATCAGCTAAAGAATCAAATTCGTTTCTTTTAGATTCTGTTAAGAATTTCATAAAGTGCATTTCAGTAATACTTTTACCTTCTGCTTTAGTAATTAAGTTAGCTAATTTTTCACTGATAGTATCTTTATAAATTTTAGTATCTTCTTTAGCTGAATTATTATAACCTAATGATTCAACAATCTTTAGACCAGCTACACCAGGAAAATACTCATCACCACCTTTGGTGTGAATCCTACCAGAAGATCCTGAATGTTTTGGTGGTGTAAAATCAACTATAGTTATAGCATCGCCTCTAAAGTCTTTAGTCTTATAAGGTAGTTTAACTTCTTTATTAGTCTTTTCATCAAATAGTTTAGCCTCATTAATTGCTGTCCTACCTTCATTAATTACTGTTCCTTCTACTGTATTTGCATTTTCTGCAATGTACTCAGAATATTTAATAGATTTAGCTAACCCTTCACCAAGATATTCTGAATAAGCAATGTTTTGATCAACCTTTTCGGCAACATATTCAGAATACTCAATGTTTTTATCAGCCTTTTCAGCAACATATTCGGAATACTCAATTCCTTTTTCTAAGTTCTCAGCTAAATAGTTAGTATATGCAATTCCCTGATCAGCTTGCTCTGCAACATGCTCGGTGTATTGAATAGATTTGTCTAGCTCTTCACCTAAATAAGATGAATAGTTTTTAATTTTATCTACATTCTCTGCTAAATAGTCAGAGTATGAGATACTTTTATCAAGGTTCTCAGATAAGTATTCAGTATAATCAGTTACTTGATTTACTTTCTCTGCAATATGCTCAGTATATGTAACTAACTTTTGAATTAGTTCATCGCTGTTTGAATTAGTAGATTCCTTAACACCGTCTAATGTAGTTTTTACATATTCAGTGTACTTATTGAAATCCTCAACGGTTACAAAATCGCCTGTGTTGTTTTCCATTATTAGATCTTTTTTATTTGTTTTATATATTTCATCATTAGAGTCACCCATTTCATAAATGAATAATCCTTCAGCATCGCTAAAACCATAAGATTCATTTACTCTAGCAAGCTCAGCGTTTTCAAATCCAGGATCTGCCACTAAGTCATAAGTAAAGAATTTTTTAATTTTAACTTTGCCTGCTTCATCAACAGTTCCAGCAGCTCTACTTGAAATATGTAATGGGATACCATCTGCTACCAATGCCTGAGCTTCCTTTCCTTTAGAAGTATTTAGCAATCTTATTCTACCTAATACTTGTTTCTTTTCTTTATCGTATTCTAAATTTTCGATAACATGAGAAACCTTTGATAAACTAATATCAAAATCTTTAGGGTGGTCAAGCTCACCTAATAGTTTATTAGTTGTTACTTTCGCTTGTAATTCTTTAACATGAGGAAGTACTTCTGCTTCTTCATATATTCTATTATTTTTATTCTTTACTCCGATCTCAGTAAATACGCCTTCTAACACCACAGAGCCATCGGCATCTTTTGACATTGTTAGGTTTGACTTAGATCTTTCTAGAATTAAAAGTTTCTTATTAGACATCTTTCTAGTATTATTTGATTTATATATTACAACTCTTAATAGTTTTTTTAGATTCCAGCTAAAGGGTCATCATCTATACCATCAGATTTTTTATCTGGTGTGAAATCCTTCTTGCTGGCACCCAGTAGGATCTTTTCTATATCTTCTTCTTTAAAACCTTCACTGCTAAGGTCTTCTCGCTCTTTTGCTCGAGCATTTGCTTTAATATCTTCGCGGGTAAAACCACCATATCTCTTAATCAAGAATCCTAAATCAAAATATGGTATTTCTTCCATCTCAGCATTCATTGTGCTTAATTGAGTCTTTAGGTTGCCAATAAAATCAACTCGCTTTGTTTGAAGTTCCATTTCTTTCATTTCTTCAAAAACATTATCTTTTATAAAATCTAATCCTAAACCAGCTTTAAACGCAATATCGTTTTTTAATTCTGGGTGATTAAGACACATTTGAAGATATACAGGTTTAACTAATATTTCTTGGAATATAGATCTTAATCTTGAAATAAATCTACCAAACTTAATTTCATCTCTTAGCATACCACTTGCTTCCATGTCATATGTATTACCACCTTCTTTATCAAATCTAGAAAATGGAATTTTTGATGCAAGTTGTAATTTATCAGAAAAGTATTTTAAAGATTCAGTATCACCTAGATCAGGACCATCTCCACCAATAGTAGTAATCTCTGGAGTTTCGCCATCTTTAGAAGGCAACCAATATTCCTTGTTGAATGGCATCATTGGTTTACCGTTTGTTTGTATTTCACCACTTTCAAAGTTAAAGTCTACAACCTCTCGGTATGAAT